TAAAGTGCTGTCTTCGTTTTGCATTACTTCGGGCAATTGCTTGTTTTGGACAAGGTAATCAATTGCTTGTGTAATCGCTTCGGTAATGTTGCAAAAGATAGGTTTCCAGCCATAAAACCATTGACCAACCGGCGACAAATACCACTCAAGCCATTTGCTGGCTTGCTCATAATTCCTTGAGCAAATACCAGCAAAGGCGTGAAAGTCTTGGCGCGTTAAAACTATGTCAACGCCTATGCGTTCAAGCAGCAAGGCATGCCCAACCGTGAAAGGTTTTAATTTCACGTTGCCAACGGTGCGCGCGCCCGGCACGCATGCTTGAAGCCAAGTGTCAGACATTAATCGGTCCCGGTGTCGCTTGAGGTAACAACGGCGGTGATGTGTTCAATGGCGGTTATTGACCATTCTGCAAACGCGCCATTGCTTCGCGTCTTTTCAATGCTTGTAATTACATAGTTGCCTTTACCTGAACCGTGTTGATTACCAGAAGCAGTAGGGCCAAAGTATTGAGTGTCGTCCGCTTGCACCTCTTCCCATTCGGCGCTTGAGCCCATGCCTACATATAGGTTATCACCCGGCAGTAATGGCTTTGCAAAAGTGGCGTCAGCGTTGGCTATGTTGTCCGTTGAGCCGTCTGGAACGCCGTTGGCGGTGTTGACCATTATCCCCGTCAGCGATAGCGTGCGCCGCTTATTATATACGCAATAACTTATCGTTTCGCCTTCGCCATTAACGGCGGTGTTTTGGTCGCTGTCATATGATACACGAATTTCACTGGCATACATGCTGCCCTCAAATGCTTTGCCCTCAGTGCCGTTTGCATCAAGGCGTGTCGCCACCAGTGAAATAATGCCGCCGCCGGTTTTAGTGCCGTATGTTACCGGCTTACCTTTTGTGTTAATTGCCATTGTTTTATTTCTTAATTGTTAAAAGTTGCCAAGCGCGCAAGGCCCGGCGATGGTTATTGTTTCCCTTAAAATTGTGCCTTCAGTGTCGCGTTCAATGCCGCTGTAATCATTGATGCCAAACAAGTGAAAATCGGTGGCGCTGTTAACGCCTAGAATGTCTGGTTCAAATAGTGATTGCTCAACCTTGTCAACAAGTTCATTGTGAGTTGCCATTGCTCCCGGTTGCGCATCTTCGCCTACTTCACTATGGACGCTCACTTCTATGGTTACCTCCATGTTGCCGGTGCGTGGCGGCGTTTCAGTCCCGCCAACATATGCAACAATGACGCAAGGCATCTCTTTGACTTGGTCGCTTGTCCCGGCATAAACCGGCACGCCGACCTTGCCTTCAAGATAGGTCTTCAATGCGGCTTCTGTTTGGCTTCGATAACTCATCTAAACGTTTTTGTTTTCTTCCATTCCTTGCCAAGCTTGCGACGAATATATGTTGCCATGTCGCGCACCTCGTGACGCATTGCTTTTGCTAAGGCTTTACGCGCTGGCTTTACATCACTGCCAAACCGCACGCCGTGTCTGACGATTGCAAAAGGTTTCTTGGTGCGTGTGTTGCGTTCTGGTCTGGCACTACCCTTGTTTCTGAATCCTCTTTTATTGCGCGGTGTTTTTCTGACGTTTTTGGCGTGACCTTGTAAATCGTCGAGGGCTCCATACCATGCCGCTTTGTAAAAGTTTGCTCCGTGTTTTCGGTAGCGGATTGCGGTCTTAATGGCCTTTTTCATGTATCGCCCGTAAAGACCTTTCTTGCCTTGCCTTCCGCGGTTGTAGTTAACCAATACCGCCGCCAGTGGCGCGCGTGCGTCAACTTTTGAGGCGGCATACATTTCAGACGTAATTTTTGCCGGCGTTGTTTTTGGCGTAAACCTGATTGACTGATAAGCGATGTTTGCCGCGCGGTGGTTGACAGTTTCAACCATGCTCTTGCTCGTCAAATGTGAATACTTTGAAAGCACTCGATTGAAGTGCTTCATATCCATTTTGAAACTTGTTTCCGCGCCCAACATTATTGCTTTTTCATCAGTCCAAATTCAAAGGCGCTGCCCAATGTAATCACGCTTTCAATTTTGAAACGCTTGCCAGCGTTGCGGATTGTAGCGCCAACGATTGGTTGCGTCCCGGCGTTAACCCATTGCAAGCGCGAGCTTGTTAAAGTCACGTCATAATTCTCCAATAAACCACCGTCTTCAATTTCTCTGGTTTCGCTACTGCCACTCCAAACGCCGCGCAAAAGGTTGCCTTGATAGTCAAATATGACGCCGGTTGAAAGTTCCAGGCGGGTTTGTTGTTCAAATGCCATGCGTTCCGCAATGTGTCCCTTGTCGATTGTGTCTTGGCTTTGAAAAGTGGTTTGCGGTGGCGCGTCAGTGCTGACAAAAACATCCGTGCGCGTTGTCCCGGTGCCGTCTGGTACGTTTAAATTAATGGTATAAGCGTCCGCATATGCGCCGCCTGAATCGGTGCGTTGCACCGTGTAAGCGCGGGCGCCAAATTGGGGTGCGTCCGCGGTTACCCTGATAACGCTTGTGCCAGCGGCAAAGGTGTCACCTTCGCTCAAAGCTGTAAACGTTGACGGTGTAGCTCCGGCGGCGTATTCGTATAGCCAACCCGCGCGGGTATTAATGATTCTGTTGTTTGCCATGCTAAAAAGCCGGCGCCCGGGTTACCACAAACCAGACGCCGGCACACGCGACCAGCGTTAATTTTTAGCTTTAGAGCGGGCGGCCTTTTTAGGCTTGGGCGCGGACGCTAGGTCAACGCGCTTCCAGTAAGGCGGCTTTCTATAAACGGCAAGGCTTTTGAATTTGCCGCTAGGGTTGTCACGCTCTGATATGAAAGCTTGTTTGCAATCTTCCGCGCTGCCGATTTCAATAATCTGCGGCGCGCCGCTGTCGTCGAAGCCGACGCAAAAGGATGGTTTATTAATCATGTTTTTTTTCTACTGGTTTGTAAGTCTAATAAGTGCGTCTTGGTTGCCCACTTGGACCCCAAAAAGCAGCCCAACTGTTAAGTAATATTTGCCCTGAGTTGGGTGATAGAATTTGCGACATTGTATTGGTAACCCGGTTCTTGGTTCTATGGAGTCGATTACTTCTACATTGCCGTAAAGTGGTTTGCCAATTTGTCGCGCCGCTATACAAAGCGCGCTTGGGTGGCAATAGAAACCTTCAAGGTTGCTGGTGGTTGGTATGCCTTGATATTCTGCAATGCCGAAGCCATGCACCGCGCCAAGGTCGCCGTCATGCAAAGGCCCGGCAGTGCCATAGGCTGACGCGTCCATTATTGCGCTATCCTTGGCAAGGCTGGACGCATAGCCCGGCCCAATCATTAAATTTCTAAGTCCGCGTGGCGTCTTGTTGCTCGTTAGAGTCGCTGCCGCATCAGCCAAATCATCCGAATCAAAATCTGATTGGGTGCGGACTTGGCTGGCTGAAAAGTTACTAGGTGTTATGAGCGCAAGAAGGCTATCGGCTACCGCGCGCGCCGTTGCGTCAATTGCTGGTCGAATGAAGGTGCGTTCAAGGATTGTTGGGCTTTTAGCTTTTGCCATTTCCATTTCGGAAAAGCACATTGAAAAGCCTTTGAAATTTGAAAGCTCTATTTCTATTTCTTGGCTGACGACATCATTAGCGCCATAACCGGCGGTGAAGTCTTTTACTGTAACACTGGAAGGAACGCGAGTAACCGTGCGGTCCCCGCGTTCCCTGATGTCTTCGCTGAAATTTCGAGCGAAAAGCGAAAACATCCAAAAATTATCACTCAACAAATCAAGCGTTTGTTCGCTGACTTGCTCAAGTGAAACTCCTGCCAATGTGTTGCTCATTTAATTAAGCGCTTTTGATTCGCTTGAGTGCGGCACCGTTGCCCTTGGCTACTCCGTAAAGGACGCCCATGGTCAAGTAATGCTTACCAGCGACATTGTCATAGAAGGTACGAAGCTGGATAGGCAGCCCGGTTGATGGGTCAACGATGTCTTGGACACTTACGCTTCCGTCATCGGGCGCGGCAGGTGTTCGTGCTGCCAAAACTAAAGCAGATGGATGAAGAGCAATGCCGGCTAGGTTCTCTGAATTGGTTGGGATGCCAGTGTATTCGTAAATACTGAAACCGTGAGCCTTTTGAACAATACCCTCTTGGATTGGGTCGCTGTTACCGTAAGCAGACGCGTCTTGAACTAGATTATCTTTAGCCAGGCTTGCGTAGTAAGTGCTGCCAAGTAGAAGCGCTCTCTCTGATTTTGGGCATTTTGCCGTTGAAAGCGCGCCCGCCAAATCTGCCACGATGTCTAGGTCCATGTTTGCGCTTGTGGTGACTTGGTTTGAGCTGAAGTTTGCGTTGGTAACCAAAGCAAGCAAGTCGTCCATTACGGCGTCAAGCGTAACCTCCAAAGCGGGCGCCAAAAATTGGGAAGATAGCCAATCAAAGCTTCCAGCTTTTGATACCTCCATGTCCGTGAAGGCAGCACTATGTCCCTTAAATTTATTCAAGGAAACTGTTACTGCCGTCGATGTGACGTCACTTGCGCCGTAACCGGCTGACAAGTCGCTTGCGGTCATTGAAGACGGCACGCGAGTTGTGACAGATTCGCCTTGTCCGCTGATGTCATCGCTGAAATCGCGGGCAAAAGCGCGCAAAGGATGAAATTGAGTTGAGAGATAATCAAGGGATTGCTCCGCGATTTGTGCGAGGTTAATACCTCCTAATGTGTTAGCCATTTATTAGAGTCTTTCTTTTATGTTGTTAACGTAAAAAGCGCGGCGCTCTTGCTTGCCTTCGATTGCGTTGTATTGGTCCCATAACGCATCAATGCTTGCCTCTTGCACCGGCTCTGGTTTGGCTTCCTCAACTGGACCTTCCACGCCTACGCTTGCAGCAATTTCAACTGCTTTTTCGTCGGCGCTCTTCTGTTGGTCTTCAAGAAGTAAATTTGTTTCTTCAAGCACTTGAACCTTGGATTCCAGGCTTGCGATTTCTTCGGCGTGCTGGGCGCCAAGTTTTGCGGTTTCTTCCGCGTGTGATGCGCTCAATTCTTCCAAGCGCGTGTTTACTGTTTCGTTGGCTTTGACTGCGTCATCAAGTTTTGATGATAGCTTGCTCAATTCAACGTTTGCTTTTACTAGGTCTAGGATTGTTTTCATGTGTATTTTAAAGGTTAACCATTAATGAAATGACATCGTTTAAATCGTTCACTACCGCGTCAGCAACGCCGGCTTCTATCGCTTCCAAGCCTTCATAGGTTTGCCCTGTCATGCTGCTTTCAGGCACATCGCGCTTGATGTTGATGTCCGATTTAAAACGGTCGTGCCATTTAGTGACGTTGGCTTGTAAGCGCTCCCGGGCTTCATCGCTAAGAGGTTTGAAGTCTGCATAATCAAGTTTGTTTTCCCCGGCGCTTATTGCGTTGATTTTATAGCCGGCGTCTTCAAGTGCGGCGCTCTGGTCAAGCAAAGCGACATAAACGCCAATGCTTCCAACTTCCGCGCTCTCGCTTAAAATGACGTTGTCCGCCTGGCTTGCTATCCAATAGGCGGCGCTTGCGGCAGTGCCTTCGGTATAAGCCACAACTGGCTTGCTGACATCGCGTATCTTTGCCGCCAGTTCTGGAAGCCCGGTAATGGTGCCGCCTGGCGAGTCGATGTGTAAAAGGATTGAGTTGACGTTTGGGTTTGCGTCAGCATCTGCAAGTTGCGCGGCAATTTCGTCATAATCGGTCATACCGAAAGCGCGCTCCAAAGACGTCAACATTTTACCAACGGCACCATGAATATGGACAATGGCAACGCCGTCAACTTGCGCCGGTTGTGGCGGCTCATACGGCCCTAGAATGTCGTCATCGTATGCCTCTAATTGTGAAGCAAGGGCGCGGTGATAATCAGGCAAGATTGCCCAACATTCATTGTTTAATTTATGCGTCAGTTTCGCTGTCATGGAAAATTGGGTTTGGCGTTCTCTGGCTTAAAAGGTGCAAGGCGGTTTCCATTGATACCTTGTAAGTGTCAGCAAGCTTTGAAGCGCGGGCGAGTAAGTCGCTTGCTTCCGCTTCGACTTGGTCGCGCACTTCTTGCCAGTCATGTCCGCGCTCTCCGGTGTCTTCACGCATGGTGCGCAAGCCCATTTTTATTGCGTCCTGATTGGCTTTAGATTCGCGCCCCAAATCAACAGTTATCTTTTTCGGTGCCTGCCACCGGACGCGCCACCAATCATTGGTTGCTGGTAAGTCGCCGCGTTTAATTCCGCGAGCAATCACCCATCCCCAAACGCGGTCACAAAAGCGGGCGGTTAAAAGGGCTTGGCGTTCTTCAAATCTTCTTGCCGCTTTTTCTAAAATAAACCGCGATGCGGTCCCCTGCTTCGATGGCTCAACAATAAATTCGTATGGAACGCCAAGCCCCAAAGCGACATCGCGCAATAAGTATTCCAAGAAGCCAGCAAAGGCCGGTGATGGTTTATTGCTTGCAAAACTTTCTATTGATTCTCCCGGTTTCAGGCGCGGCACCATGCCGGGTTGGAAGGTCGAAAATGGAACTGTGCCAGTGTCGGCGGCAGTGTAACCGCTTTCAATTAGACTGGTGCCATCGTCGGCTATACCTCCTTGACTGGTTACAGCCATCCCAACGGCCGAATTCATTTTGACGCCAACCTTCTCAAATTCTAGGATGTCGGTTGCATCGCGCACATGGTCAATGGC